ATTGTGAGATCGAACTGAGATGTCCCGAACGCGACTCGGTAGGTAAGTACGGACGCGCGCTTGGTGAATTGTGGGTTCTCGAAGATAATAACTGGACGAACGTAAACAAATGGATGTGTGAAAACGGCTACGCCGTTCCGTATATCGGTCAAAATAAGAACGATGTTCGGGATCACCACATGTTACACCGAAAAATGTTAGCCGAACGCGGTGAACTCGTCATCGACGAAAATGGAACCTTTTTAACGTCTTAGAGTAAAACTAACTAATCTTTTGCTCGTTTAAATTTACTAAAAAAACTTTTTTTCTTCCCACCTTGGGACTTTCGAAGATTTATACCGTTACCGCACCCTCGACCTAAAAAGCGAAGTTGTTGTTTTCGAAATTCCTTATCGACATTTTTTCTTATTTCACTTACTGGTTTTTGACCAAGTTGTTTCATGAAAAAATTTTTGTCCAACCCGTTACATATTATATTTTTAGAGTTTATGTAGTCTTCTAAATTTTTACGATTTCTTTCCGTGTTATTATTTAACATTTATATACATGAAGATTTAAATTATTTTCCCAGTTCATGTAAATGAATAATAATAATAAATTTAGAAATGAAGCTAAGGAGTTAGAAAAGCGTTACAAAACTAGACTCACGACGCCATGGGAAAAAAATAACGTTATTGAATTTCATAATTCACAATTATTTAAAAATAATATTAAACTTAGAAATAGGTATAATGTGTTACAAAAACGTATTAAGTTTATAAAAGAAACTATAATTCAAATCAATAATGAAAAAAAGGAATTACAAAAGGCTTTAAAAAATGCAGAAACAAATTTAAAAAAACACAATGCGGCACTGCATTTCAGAAAAAACATTTTTAACGTTCCTTTACCAGCGTTAGAGAGGAAGAGAGAAAGAGATAGGAAGCGCTTGAGGGAAATGACACCTCAACAAAAAGAGAGGAAGAGGCAACAAGTTAAGGAATCAAGGGCGAAAAGAACTCCAGAACAGAAGGAAAGAAATAGAAAATATCAACGTGAATGGTATCTTAGAAATAAAGAAAGAAAGCAGTCAAGAAATAATTAATTATATCTCACATACAGTACATGTTCTATATAATCAATTTTGGTACCCTAAAAGTAACAGGTACTGTGGTGTTACGAGAAGTAAGTTTATTATACTATTTGTAAATTCACCGTATAATTCCATTTGGTATATAGTATTTGACATTAAGTAAAAGTAAAGGGATATCACGTAATGTATTTTATTTATACTATATAAACTAATCGTAGACGCAAATATTCCTATATATCCACACACGTTTATCTTAATGAGATCGTCATTATTTTTCAAAGGTTCGCTTTTCCGTATGAGTGAAATAGAAAGTATATGGAATAATACATTTAGAAAACTTAATTTATGTTTTTGTGCATAGAACAGTATCGATAATCCGACGTGTAAAAAACTTTTATACTTTTTATATATTAATTGACTTGTATACGTATTCGAACTATACGCTCTATGAATATGGTACGAACATTTAAATGGACAATGTATCATCCAAGCAATTGAAGCATAACTTACAGGAAAAAAGGAAGAAACTACAATGGGTAAAAGGGACGTTGTTGCCGACAACAATTCTATACCACGTGTATAAATCATTTTATATTATATACACGTCGTATCTTTAAATCCATGATACTAATATATGTGGATGTTATTATGTAAACCAATAATTATACCTATAAAAAATACAAACGATACCATGGTGAGTACTGACATGTGTAGAATAGTAACTGTATCTCCTACAAATGATTCAAGTAGGTATGTTATAGACATAGTTGAAGATGCACCCGAGATAAAAATAACACCTCCGGATTCTTCTAACTAATTTTATTTACAATAAACGATTCGGTGTAGGTGATTAATGTGCATTTCTCGAACGAGTTGTGGGTTCCTATAAAACCGAACGTTTGAAAACCGTTCTTCTGCTAAGAGTGGGAATTTGAAATCGCTCGGTAACCCAAAAAGTAAACGTATAACCGATTTACCTGGATCTCTGATGTCGCGATAATATTTTATACCTCTTTTATGCGCCTCTCGTTTCTTTTTATTACACGACTGACATAACGGTTGAAAATCAGAAACTTTTAATTGATCAAGGGGGATCTCGTAATCATCGTTTATATGATCACACTCAATATCACGATCCTCATCGCATATGAGACACCTCGCCCCTTCGCAACACACGCGTTCTCGTATCCAATCGGGGATGTGTCTTGAGTTTGAGGACGTGCGACCCCAAATAAACAAACCGAGAACTTCTCCTCCGTTACTTGGTTTATTTAAATGAACAAATGAACTCTTTACGTTTTCAAATTTCGTTTCATCTTCGAATGTCGTATTTTTATGTTTAGGTTTACGTTTTGTAGTATATACAACCGTAAACCTATAATTTTTTTCGAACGTGTGTCGCCATGACCCACCGTTATTTGTGATATCAACGAGACCTAAATCAGCAAGACGGTCCAGGTGTATGAATGGTTTTGTGAACGCGAGCGTTTCAACTATAATTTTTGAAAAAACTTCACTGTATCCCATATTATAATTATTTAATTAAATAATTGTTTAAGTTGGTTTAACTTGGGTTAAAATTTTATCGTAATATTCTTTTGAAATTTCACATCCGGAAAACGTACGTTCCGTATTCGCACACGCCACTGCTGTTGTTCCACCACCAAGAAACGTATCTACGACGAAATCGCCTTTATTTGAGTGTTTCTCTATGAGTGTTTGAAATAGATTGACGTTTTTTTGCGTCGGGTGAAATCTATTCTTACCACCTTGGATTGGGAAAGTGTTGTATATACCGTTATCGTATTCGCTATTAAACGTCGGTTTACCTTTCTTAACACCGAGTAAAGCGATTTCGCGACAGTTTGTTAGGTAATTCCTACTCGAGTTTATGGGTTGTGGATTTGTTTTAACCCACTCTATGAACCTAATTTGTTTAAACTTGTTTTTTTCCATGAGTTCCTTGAGATATGATATTTTCCATAAATCAAAGAATATTATACACGTACCACCGTCGCGAAGTTTTTGGTAATACAGTTTTATAAACTCGTCGAGAGTATCCATTGTAAAGTTTTCGTCCCATTCACCGTAATTTGTCTTAACACTGTATTTTTTACCGTATATGGTACCGTATTTCATGTAATTTTCCTTAGCGTTTGGTGTTGTTTTAGCGGCGGCGTTTTCTTCGGTATATTTTAACCATTCAGTCTCGGTTTTCTCTAGGTTTTTTCCCGATTCTATAGCTTTATGTAACGCGTTCATACCAGTTTCGTGTGAAATAATATACGGTGGGTCCGTGAGTATGAGATCGACCGAATTATTATCGAGTCGTTTTAGAAATTCGCGACCTTCACAGTTCTCTATATTCATATAACTTAGTTAAAAGTGAAGCTTTTAAATAACTTATTAATGATACGTGATTATGCGGAACATGTATACAAAGTACTTGGTCCCGGTTATAGTGAGCGCGTGTATCACAATGCGATGGAAGTTGTTTTGCGGAAAAACGGAGTACACTACGAAACGGAAAGAATAGTTCCTATAGAATTTGAAGGGCATACTATAGGGAATCTTCGTGCCGATTTAATTTTAAATAACAAAACCGTTATTGAACTTAAATCGGTTAAAAACATGACCGAAGTTATGGTCACACAGGCGCAAAACTACCTACGTTTAACGGGGTTTCCGGAAGCGTACCTTATCAATTTTCCCACGACACTCAATGTCGAGTTAGAAGTTAGGTACATTACTCTAGGTTAGGTTTCTTTTACGACGATTGTATAAATTTTTCCACATTATAAAGTTAACATTTGAACCTCCTTTATTAGTGTGAAAAATTCGTGCACCTTGTCTATACACCGTGTTTAATTGTGAAAGTGTTGTTGCACTTTTGAGTTTTTGTTCCCATAAATTTCGTTCCGTTATATTATCAGTTTTGTTAAATCGAAGCGGTGATCTTGGTGGTGAAGTTTTTTGTGACATGGTTCTTTCGCGTTTAGGAGTTCTCGTTTTTCCAGACTGTTCTTTCTTACGTCTTTCTTTCATGGTAGATTCTTTTATTTCCGCTTGACCGAGTTTCATAATAAGCGGGGTTAATTTTCGAAACCTATTGGAATCTGTAAGTTTATTGTTTCTTTGAATAGCATTAATTTTTTCTTTGATATTTTTTATATCAGTCTGATGTTTTTTAATACTTTCGTTGGTAGATACCATTATTATAATACACATATAAAAATTATGGTAAAGAAGGTGTGATTGTTTTATCATTTTGTTCTATTTGGTTCATGTAATACATGAATGGTATCATTTGGTATATTTTTTTCCACTCACCTTTGGACTCTTCGTAATACGTTTTGGGGTCTTTAAGACCTTCTTTTATAATTTCGTTTATCTTTTCCGTGTAGAATCTGATTTCCTCTAAACAGAAATTATAATAAGGATCGTTCATTACCTATTTTAAAACGCGTTTCTTTAAATATTTAAATGGTCGCTATATACTCCCATTGTAGAGTTTTGCATATTTTGCACCATATAAGATCCTGGTGATACAATTTTTCCTTTGATTTGAGTAGAGGAAAATATTTGAGGTACTTATCTTCACTTAGAAGTTCACAAAATTTATATAATACGTACGAGTAACTCAAAAAGTTTTTACGTTCACTTGGGCAGTTATCATCGAATGGTTTTTGTATATCTTTGAACATAATACGTAACCGTTCTTCGAGTTCTTGTGGCATTTTCGGGGGTGATATACCACTAAGTATATTTGTAATATACGGAACGTGTTCGTAATATTTGTTAAGTTTTAGTTTTTTTAACAAATTCCTAACTCGCGCATGTGTTATTTCTTCCACATTTTTAATTTTAATTTTCTTCAATTCATTTTTTAATTGATCGATAACATCTGTAGGAATATTAGTAGTTTCTTGTGCTTGAAACTGTGATAACCATTCGTTAAAATGATTTTCACGTTTATACGAATAATTTACTACCTTTTCAGATGTTTCCTGTTCTTCGCGGTAAGTTAACTCTTCACTAATTATATTTGCTACTATCAAACCACACGTTTCGCAGACAAGATCACCTGTATTTGTAAAATGAAATAGAATACTATCAACACAGTTTGGACATTTCTCGGGTTTTTTAACTATGGGTCGATCTACAATAACATTTTCAACTTCAGCTAGGTAATCCGTAAATATATCCTTCCTTTGTAAACCAGCTGTTTCTTTACAGTTGAAAATATTATCAGTTGATACATCCTTTTCTATATCATCTGTATACTGATTCATGTAAGGTAAACATTTCATTATGTAATTAGACATATCGGTTTCATACTTAGATTTATTATCAGGGTCATCTTCTATTTTCTTTTTCCATGTTTCAAGCTTGTTGTTATATCGGCTTAAAAAATTACCTTCCATATAATAACTAAATATAATGTTTGTTAAACTTTTAAGTGATGTTATAATATGGGTGTATGATAAAATTAAATTCGTGGTATCTAAACCGGATTATAAAATAATTGATCAGTCTATGGAATATGTAATTAATAATGATATAATACCAGAAGAGGTTAATGATTTATGGATAGATGAACAGAATGAGTGGGATGGAGAAACTGAGACTTTTTATAAAAATCTAAACGGTATAGATTATAATAATTCTAACATTCCGAAAAATGTAACTCATGTTATTTTACGTATTAAATACTGGTATAACGATAAAATGTATAAATACTTAACAAACGATTTAAATAATAAATGGCCGCCACAAAATACTAACGGTATTATATTTAACATACCAATCGTAAGTGCACTTTTGCTCGATTCGGATGATAAACCAGTAAAGGATTTACTTAATAAAATAAGAAGATACGCTGGACCTAGAGGTAATTTTCACGGTGAAAAGGTTAAAATAAGTGACATGTTATATTATGACGATGAAACGCTTGAATTAGAATACCCTAGTATTAAGATAAAAAATGCGATAGGTATGGTTAAAAAGGTAAGTACTGTTGATGGTTATATTACAGATCTTCAGATACCTTAGTTGCTAGATAAAAATTCAATTCGCCTAAATTGGCAACATTATATTTTAGTATAAGAAACCTGTTTTGTTCCTCTTGCATTATTTGTACAGTTGAGCACATACTCGTAGCTTTTGTAAATATATTCATGTATCTAAGAGAATACTTACCTGATATTTTAGGACTTTCTTCGCTACATTCTATACTAGTTTCCTGATTTGCAAAGTCGCCCGAACAATAAAGTTTTAGTTTTTTATCCTCCCTTGTTATTTCTATATCATTACCAATATTATACATATCCCTACATATTCTTTGGAAATCTGCGGATAACATAGGAGTTATAGTTGTCATTTTCATTTTAGGTACTTCAATTTGATTTTCATTTATGTCTAGTAATTTTAGAGCAAATTTTGTAGATGTCTTTTTGATTTCGCTAAATATTTCTATATTCATGTATTCTTTCGTGTCTATATTGATAATGAGAACGTCGCTATTTGATATAGATTTAAGAAGCTTAAACGTATTTGAAACATTTACACCAGCAATTATTTCAGATTCGCAATTATATTCTTCAAAGTTATCCGATGCTAGATACATATCTACAAGTGATGTCCTTGCTGTATCTAAAGTTACTATATACATTCCATCTGGTTTAAAGTATATGTTAACGTCGTTTAATATATCCTTAAGAACTTCAAAAGTTGATTTTATAGCTGAAGCCTGTACTGTTGCTAACTTCATTTATAATAAATTGTATTAATTCTTTAATTATTGTTTAGTATGCGCATTATAGGCATCATTTACACTTCTACTTATCTTTTCTTCAAGTTCAACTGTCATGGGTGGTTGTAAAGAAACACCATAATTATCTATTCCAAACATATCATCTATACCCTCACCTTCTAAAGTTGTCATAGCACACGTTCCGAAACCTGCCATTTCAATTTCTTTTACCGGCAATAGAGACTCAAGCCAGTTTTTTATTTCGTTACCTACAAGTAGTTTTCCATTCTTTGTAAGCATGGTTGGTACTCTACTAATTTTATTTTTGAATTGAGGAGGTATACCCAATTTATTAATATTGTGGTAACTAACAATTTGTTTTAAATTCTCATTTTTTTGAATATAATCAATTATATCTAAACTATGATTACATTGAGGACTGTATATTAAAAGAGACATTTTAAAATAATAACTTATAATAATTTTATAATAATTTCACAAATAAAATAAAATAAAATTTAATAATAAGATGAACAAAATCGTTATAACATTACTGATAATATTTGTTATATATTCACTGACCAGGCGAGAGAAGTTCACTAACACACCCCCTGATGAATTAAACGATGAAGATATAGACTTATCCGGGTATGAAAAAAGTGATATATCTATTTCACATGATCTTATTCAGGAAATCATATTACGAACAAATGAACAGGTTTCGAAGAGAACTGGGTTATGTACGTATATAATAGAAACTGTAAATTCTGATATATATGAAAATAAAGACCCTGAAAATCCAGGTAAAATCTTTAAGGGTATGTTTATGGTAGTTAAGTATGGAAAAGGTGGTTTTGATTTTGGATTTATCGTTTCTGCCGTTATACGTATTATAAATATGGGACCGCGGTACGATATTAATGAACTGGAAGATGAAAATGATATAGAAATGGAGAAGGATTTAATTGAAGTCATAGAAAAAATGGAAAATAAAACATTAAGAACGGAAATTGAAGATGCTCGTCTGAAAAAATTCAAGAGAAAATATGCCCAGTTTCAAAATATGAAAAAGGAATTAGTTAACGAAAAACCATCGGTTGTGATATTAAGTTTGCGTACACATCCTATTAATATAAATAAACCTGATAACGAAGGTATTTTTACTAATAATATATCACCAAGAGAGTTTGAAGATTATTCGCTTATAAGAGAAAGTGAAATATCTTACATAAAAAATAATACTAATTACCTTGTTGAAAAAGAAATACAAAATTATCAAGATGCGTATGGTAAACCTAAAAATGTTCCAATAGTAACATAGATGATCACTATAGATGAAATTTCTAAGATAGCTGATAAACGTAAACGACTAAAAAAGGAGACGTATATAAAATTATATGAACAGATATCTAAAAAAATACGCCAATCCGTTGAACTTGGTAATAAATATGTATTTGTCCAAATACCATCTTTTGTTATGGGGTATCCACATTTTGACAGGAGAAAAGCTACCGATTATTTAATAAGACAATTTCAAATTAGTGGATTCATGGTTCAAAGTGTAGGCGAATTTGAAATATGTATATCCTGGCGTGCTAAAAAGGTTGAAAAACATATAGAGGAAAAACCAGAAGAAGATTTTGAAGATTTTCCTACACTCGTGAACTTGAAAAAGACTGCAAATAAATACAGGGGGGCGCGATAATAACGTCTCATAAAAAAACCCACTTTATCATAAATGGATAACCTTAACATATTAGTTGAAGCTAAAAGAGAATACCTCGGTCAACTTTGTTTACTGATGTGTCCAGTTATGATTGAGACTTTTGATGAAATGTATGAAGAAGCATATAAACTTTCCAAAGGAAGAAAAGTACTTATTATGTACCAAAAACTTTTAAAGGAAGTTCCCAATTGGAGTGATGCAATGTCTAAACAACACTCTGATAATATAGCGAATAGGTGTGCATGGTTTAATGATTTATTAGCAGCCGTTTTCGTGAGTTGTGTTAAAATATTATCGGCTGTTCGTTTGAGCAAAGATAATAAAAAGATTTCTCTTAAACTTCCAACGAATGAAGTTTTTATACAAATGTGTCATAACAAGGTCGCGGAATCTTTGTATAATGATCCTTATATATACCATGAAGCACAAAATGAATATTCTCGAAACGATAAATTATTCGAAAGATTTTCTATATGCGTTGAGAGTGCAGTAAAAGAACTCATACCTGTTCAACAAATATTACAAACCTATATGTCACAATCACAAGAAGGTCAAGATCTTGACTTGAGAGATGCAGAGATAGTTGATTCTGAAGATCCAGAGCTTGTAGAAGATGGCGGTGAAGAAATTACACAAGATCCATTTAACCCAGAATTAAATGAAGAACCTCCGATAGGGGGTGAAGAACCTCTGATGGGGGGTGAAGAACCTCCGATGGGAGGAGAATCTCCGATGGGGGGTGAAGAACCCTCGATGGGAGAAGAACCATCTACGACAGAAGAACCAACAAGTTCTTTTATGAATAATGAATTTAAAACTATAAATACAGCTCATCAGGCGCAACCGAGTATGGGTAATGAACATGGTGAAACCGATGATGTATTTTTCCCGGATGCTGCTGAATCTCGACAAAAAAACATCATGTATAAATAAATGGAGTTTGAAGATTATTTGAGAGATCCGGCTTGGGCAGGGTTAATAGCTGGATTTATAACTGCAGGCTATATACACTTTAAAGCTAAACTTAATAATGAAGGTAAACTTGAGTTGAGCTCATACACAAAACCAGCTGCACTTGTTGCAATTTTAGTATTTTTTATCGTTTCTAATGGTTTAGGTAAGAAAGAAACTATAAGCTCGGAACCATTTTAATTTATAAACTTAAAGATATTATTAGTATTATATTATATATAACAATGGCGTCAGTTTCTGCATTTAATGAAATGATGGGACAATTTCTTACTGAATTACACAGGACATTTCCAGAAGAAAAGGGTTTGAAAAAGTGTTTATCCGCATTTGATTTAATGAAAGAAACCAACCCGAGATTAGTAGTAGACGGTTTCATGAATGGTGTAACACCATATGCAGAAAAAATTTCAATGAAAGATGACTCATTTTTCATTGAAGAGTCTAAGAATTTGGATTTCATGAAAGGTGTTAATTTAGAAAAACATTGGAGTTCGTGTTCAGAGAATACAAAAAATGCTATCTGGCAGTACATACAAACACTTTACATGTTAGGTACGACAATCAAATCGATTCCAGAAGACACGTTATCAATGATTGAAAACGTAGCAAAAGAGTGTGCCGATAAAATGGGTTCAGACGGTGAAAATGGTTTGGATGAAGCCGCTCTTATGAAAACCATGCAGGGCATGTTAGGTGGCATGTTAGGTGGTAAAAAATAAACTCACTATATATAAATGACTTCTTGGTTTGAAGATCCAAAACAACTCATTCGAACAGACAAAGTATTAGAATTCTGGCCTTCGCAAACACTTACTCCAGAAGAACGTGTTAATGCCACTGCGAGATTTATTATTTATGCAACGTGTATTATATATCTTATAAATCGTGATATACGTATATTTGTATTAGGAGGGACAGCGTTAGGTGTTTTATATATAATGGAAAAATCTGATATGATAAAATTAGGGTTAGCTAAGACAGCACACGAACGACCACCACGACCATGTACTAAACCTACTCAGGATAACCCAATGGGTAATGTTTTGATGACAGATTTTGTTGATAGACCAGATAGACCAAGTGCTTGTTATTACCCAACAGTTAAAAAAACATGTGATCAGTATGTTACAAAAGGTATAGAATATGGACCAGCTAGATCTAGGTCATCTTTACCAGAATATCAAAGAAATGCGTGTTCTAGACAATTTGTAAGTACAGCCAATTCTTCTTTAGGAAATGACCCGTATTATCAATTTATACACGGTGAACAGGGACAAAAAACATGTAGACAAGATCCACGTTTATGTGATCCAGACGCGAGAGGTGTTCAACTTGAGGCGTTCGCCGGATTGAATCCAAATGGGGATAAGAGATAATTTCATATTTTAATTATAATTAGTCGATACTCGATTTGCGTAAACAAAATGTTTTGTAATAGTAAATGGCGTACCAACTCCAACCAGGAATTAAATTAGTCACTGATAATGCTGTCCCAACAGTGTGTGCAAATGAAGAAGTATTTGTTTATCCTCAGCCCAGTACATTAAACTATGTTTCTTCGAGACCAAATACCATGTTATATGGTACCGCGCCATACATGGCAGGTAAAGGTTCACCAGCTCAATATATAGAAACAAGTGATGCTCTTCGTCCACAATCTACATCCCGATTTAATAAAGTTTTAGCGAGAACATACGAACAAAATTTACATCCAATTCAAGATGTATCGTGTAAAGTTCCACTTAGAACTCGAAGTTATGAACCATCCAGTACACGAGCCGAACTTCAAAATGGTTTGTTTCAGCAAAGATACCTTAATAAAAATGTCAGTAAGAAATAAGAATGGCTGATCCAATATCTATAATGGCTATAGCAGGACTTGTCTACGCTGGTCGTAAATTAAGTAAACCAACTGAAACGTATACGTCTGAAGGCGCTCCTATAGAACAGGAAAATGTACAGGAAAATATAGAATTTAATGATAGAAATATTAATATAAACGATACATATTTAGGTGAAGCATCACCATTGGTCGAACAAACAATTTTTCATAAACAAGAAGTACCTTCTTTTGGTGATGTTGCGGCGTCACAGAGATCTTCTGGAGGTGAAGTTTTAGAAATGAGAGATAGGTTCATGTACGACGGTGGTAGAATGAATAATCTTTCACCAATAGAACGCCAAAACGTTGGTCCAGGTTTGGGCGTTGATCCAAATGTTCCATCAGTTGGTGGTTATCAACAACTTTTCCGCGTGAATCCTACTAATGTAGGTGCTTATAAGCTGACTACTTTACCAGGAAGAAGTGGTCCTGCATATGATAGTGGAGGTGGTCGTAGAGGAGTTGCGGGTGAACTTGGTAATAATAGACCAGAAAAAACTTCGTTTTTGCCACATCGTCTTCCAAACGTTGGTGGACGTTCGCAAGGGTTTTCAGGTTTAACACCAAGAGGCGAACACGAAAAAACTAAAAAAACAACAAATCGTTCTGAAACTGGACTTAGAACTGATACTCTTTCTACAGCCGCACCAAAGAGAGTAGTTTCAGCGTTAACACGTGCAGCAGAACCAACGCGGAACAAGAAGGATGGTAACATAGAAGCGTATCAGTATGCAAATATGCCAGCACCAAATATCAATAAATATTCACACGGGTACTTGAATTCTCCAACGACAAAGATTGGTGAAAGTAGAGTTTATGGTGATTCTTATACAACAGAGGAACTATTTAAATACGGATTGAGACCATCAGATAGAAGAGGTAAAGCTGGTCGACCTGCGGGTGCTGGTCGAATGAATGTTCGTGCCGACCCATTAAACCAGGGTGGTATGTTAACAGGTGTTCGTTCGGATACATCCCGTATTGATGGTCGGGTAAATTCTGCAGACGGTGCTTGGACACAAAAATATAGATTAAATGATTATAATCAATTTAATGCGTATAAGGGTAATATTAACCCTAATGCTTCTCAGGATGCATTAGATTTACCAAAACGACAACTCGCAAATAACCCGTTGGCACATAGTCTTTCGTAAACATTTAAATTAAGTAAAACACTCATTAAAATAATGCTCCTATATTTTAATGAGGGTACATACCTTAGACATAGATAGTGGAGAAAGAGATCCCGT